TAATCTTAACGGATTAGGATAATCGGAAAGAGGGGATAGAAATATCTCCTCTTTTTTTGTCAAAAATTTAAATAAAATAAAGTAAACTAAGAAAGAGTGGTTAGAAATATCCACTCTTTTTTTATTTGTATATTTATATGTAAATATAATTGGAATAATATGTCTTTAAATTTAAAATGGCCCGGCAGTGGTTCGGCAATTGTAGAATTTTCCGGCTCAACAACATCATCATTGGGAATGACTCCATTTGGTATATATGATTTAGATGGGGATTTCTATAAAGATGCACCAAAGACAGCTGGATGGTGTGCAACACGATTAGGATATCCTATCATAGATATAGAAATGATTGATAAACAATTTTACGCTTGTTTTGAAGAATCGGTATCGGAATATTCAGCGCAAGTAAATCAATTCAATCTTCGTAATAACTTAGATATTTTAAAAGGACAACCAAAAACGGCTAGAGATAACTATTCTCAAACGCTTGTGGATGGTTCTTTTTTACCAACTGTGGTTCGTATGTCCCAACAATATGGTACATTGGCAGGAGTTGGTGGTAATACTGCGATTAAAAAAGCATATATTGAGTTAGTTCCAGAGCAACAAAAATACGATTTAATGCATGCTTCTATTGATTTGGAAATGTTAGAGGCTAGTGGTAGTACATCCGCATCATTCGCAACGATGTTTCAAGGACCATCTACTGTGGATATAGTGAAAGTATATTATGAAGCAACTCCGGCAATTCAACGATTCTTTGACCCGTATTCAGTCGGAGGACAGGGTACATTGAATTTATTAGATGAAATGGGATTTGGCTCATATTCACCAGCTGCACAATTCTTATTGATGCCACTTTATGAGGATGCATTGAGAATTCAGGCAATTGAATTGAATGACCATATTAGAAAATCTCACCATAGTTTTAACATTGTTAATAATGTAATAGAAGTATTTCCTGTTCCAAAAGGAGGAAACGCTCCGGGTAGATTGTATTTTGATTATATGAGTAGAGATGAATTTGAACATAATTCGCAAACTATTCAAGCTGATTCACTTTCCGATTATTCCGATATTCCTTATGACTTTATACAATATAGTAAAGTAAATGATGTAGGTAAGCAATGGATTAGAAAATACACATTGGCATTAGCTAAAGAGCTATTGGGAGCAATTAGAGAAAAATATAACTCTATTCCAATTCCAGATGGCGAAGTTTCATTAGATGGGGCGGCATTGAGAGCGGAAGCACAGGTTGAAAAAGATATGTTAGTAACTCAACTTAGGGAAAACTTAGAAGAATTAAGTAGAAAGAATGTGATGGAAAACAAAGCACATGAATCAGACCGTCAGCAAGATATGTTAAGAAAAGTACCTTTAAAAATATATGTAGGATAATATGCCAAAATTTATTTCAGAAAGAGATGTAACTTTTTTCAAAGGGTTAGCTAGAGAATTAGTAGATGATGTAATACAAAATGCTATTGTTTTATTTAAAATAAACTTAAATGAAACGCGAGTAAATTTGTATGGAGAATCTATTAATAAAACTTGGCATCCAGGTGTTCAATTATATGCATTAATTAACAAAGAGCCTGAAACTTCTACATATGAGGGATTTGGAGCGCAAACGATGCAAAATGTGGAATTTAGAGTAGATAGATATATGTGTGAGGAAAAGAATTCATATCCAGAAGTTGGGGATGTAATTTTATTTGATAATTCTTACTATGAAATAGATAATACAAATGAAATACAATTTGTTGGAGGACAGCCATACAATAACTTTAGTATAGTATGTTCTACATTTATGGTAAATAAATCGGCATTAAACATAGAAGAAAGAATTAATTAATATGTCTATAAATCCACTAAGACCCGATTTAAATAGGGCAAACGAAATAAAATCCGAAAAAGGGGATGTTAAGAAAAGTGTAGGTCTTTTTGATATAGACTATGCTATGATGACCTATTTGGAAGATACTGTTTTACCAAAATTAGATTATAATGGTAAATCGATAAGTATTCCTGTCATATATGGTAATTCGGAAAGATGGAAAGGTGCGAGAAGAGATGGTATTTATAGAGATAGTAAAGGTAAGATTCAATTACCTTTAATGATGATTAGAAGAACATCGATTGCAAAAGATGAAGCTATGCCTATGTTAAATAGACACGTTTCATATCCAACTGTAACAAAATATTCAAAATCTAATAGATACGATAGATTTACGGCATTGGGTGGTAGTACTCAACCAAAATATGAATTATTCAATATAGTAATGCCTGAATATGTTGAGGTTAACTATGAGTGTATGGCTTGGACTGATTATACGGAACAACTTAATTCGGTAATCGAACAATTAAACTTTGCATCAACATATTGGGGAGATAAAAATAAATTTAAATTCCGTACATCAGTTAGTGAGTATAATGTTATCAATGAAGTAGGCGATGGTACTCAACGAATTAATAGAGTTGAATTTTCACTAAATGTAAAAGCATATTTACTTCCTGAAAAATTTGATGGAGAATCGACAACCAAAAAATCAATATCAACTAGAAAAGTTGTTATGTCAACCGAAGTCGATGTAACAAGCGGAAATGGTAGATTGGAAGGGATGCTTACAACATCATCTCCATACTATGATAATAAAGATTTAATTGATTTTCTTTCAATAAATAATAGTAAAGTAGGTAATCCTACTACAAATGATACGATAACGTTTACGGATATTAAATTAATACAAGCACCTCCTCAATTACAATCGGTAATATCAGCTGGATTATTGGTAAATGATACAACATATGATGCTAAAGTTTATATAAATGGTGTAAGATATTATCAAACTACACATTTCACTTCATCATATGCAAATAATGCATTAACTATTAATTTTAATATTGGATTATTTCCAACAGGGCCTGTTGATTCCGGAGATGAAATTATTATAACTGGTAAATTCTTAAATCTATAATGAAAAGAAGTTTAGCAGATATTACACAAAAATTATTTAGAAAACCTGTAATGGCAGTTTTAATTCCTAAAGATTTAAATCATTCCGATTATTGGATTTATGAAGCAACAGGTCATAGATTTGTAAATATATTACGAGAAATTGAATTAAGAGAATCGCAAGATAGATTATTGGTTTCAATAAATACACAAGGAATATCTCCGAGAGATTATATTATTGAAGAAGGAGGAAGTGGATTATTAATTAAATTTATAAAATCACATTTTGAATTTCAATTGGATAATGATGATTATATTGAAATTCACGGAGATATAGAAAAATATGCTTAAACAATTTAATTCAAATGCCAGAAAACTAAATAGGATTATACCAAAAATAAATCCTAATAATTTGGTGTCTACCGATTTGACTGGAAGTTTAGCAAATATAGAAATTCCAACTAATACTAAATTTGAATCGAAAACTCGTTCGAACCCAAATCCTATAAAACTTATAAATAATAAATCTAATATCAAAGATTTCCATTCAGAATTATTAGATTATAGTGCTAGAAAAGCAGAACGATATGTTGATGATTTTGATAATGTAGCAAATACATTAACGATATATAATGTAGTATTGGATTACGGAACGGAGGGAGCATCGCCTAATAATTTTGAAATATTAGTATTTGGTTTACATATTCCAGGAAACTTTACAATTAAAGAAGTTGGAAACGATGTAGTAATAACATTGAATGATAGATACATCGATTTTGATAATGTAACTATTAATGATATTTATGTTATAGGTAAACTTTTGGAATTAAATTTAGATACCGAAGATTACTTTGATTTAAGAACTGAAAATGATGATAATATAATATTATAAAATGGCAAATAAGAGCAAAAAAATATCGGAATTACCTTCGTTGGATATCGCAAGTTTAGATACAACATATGTAGTTGGTATATCTGGTAGTACCACATATAAAATTTCAGTAAATAAATTAACATCTTCATTAGATACTACATTTGCAAGCGATTTAGTAACCGCTGCATTGAGTAGTTCATTGGATGGCAAATTATCAACATCATCTTTCAATCAATATACTGCATCATTTACGGCATCGGTTGCAAGTGGGACTATAAGTGGTTCATCGCAATTGACAAGTTCATATGACCAAAGATATGTAATTAGTGGTTCAATCACTCAAACGACATGGGATAATATTGCAAATAAACCAAACGACATTGTAAGTTCATCAACACAAATATCAGACTTAGGATTTGTAACAGGTTCATATACTACAATAAATTCATTCAATAGTTTAACACAATCTTTCAATTCAATATCACAATCATTTAATGTTATTAGTGGTAGTGTTGGAACGGTTGATTTTAGTGGAATCAATTCAGTTACAGAATCATATTTGGCATTTACACAATCATATACAACTGATAGTTCATCTTTTAATAATAGAATAACAACTGAAAAAAATAGAATAGATGCAATTTTATCTGCATCAAATGCAAATAGTGATACTTTTGCAGAAGTTGTATCTTTGATAAATTCAGTAGATTTGACAAATGATAATGCATTTGCAACATTCTATACTGCAAGTAATGCAAGAGTTACTTCATTAGAAAATGCAACTGGTTCTTATTTAACATCATTAAGTGGAGCAATAAGTGGGTCAGGTCAAATTAGTGACTTGGGATTTGTTAGTGGTTCTTACGAAACAACAGGTAGAGGTATCATATCTTCATCTGCTAATTTAGTAACTACATCATCTTTCAATTCTTATACCGCAAGTATTTCAACTGCAAGTTTAGTAACATCTATTTCAAATTTAAATTCAGCAACATCATCGTATTTGACATCATTGAGTGGAGCAATAAGTTCTTCATCTCAATTAACATCATCATTTGATACAAGATATGCAATTAGTGCTAGTTTTGTTAGTTCATCAAATGTAACATCCATACAAACTATAACATCGGCATCATACGCAGCATTGACACCGGTAAGTGGAACTCTTTACATTATAATAGGATAAGTTATGCCAAAGTTTGGAGATGCAACCGCAATACGTTTAAATGGAAATAGTGCTACAAAAGCATATCTAAATAATAATCAGATTTGGCCTATCAGCAATGGCATTCAATCTGTTTCATCTGGTTTAGAATTATATTATGACCCATCTAACCCATCTTCGTATGCAGGTAGTGGAACTACTCTTTATGATTTATCACCAAGTGCGGTCAATGCTTCAATTTCAGGCAATCCAACAGATAGTGGTAATTGGTTTACATTTACCGGAACACAAAGTATAGTAACGGGAAATTTAGCAGGTTTATATTCAGGTTGGCAACATAGTTTAGAAGTATGGTTTAGTCCAAGTGCAGGCGGTGCAGTATTTAGTGATACTGGTACTGGCCCTACTAATACAGGTTATCACGCCACAGGGTTAGAAGTTTATCAAACAGGCCCATTTTATAATGCTAACGCTATGTTATGGAGTAGTGCAGGTGTTACTCGTGTAGGAGGAGGTATCCCCACACTCAACAATTGGTATCAACTTGTAAGAGTGTATAATGGTTCTAATCTTGCATATGCATATTTAAATAAAGTTAAATCATCGGATACTTCAATTAGTTGGATTCCACCATCACCGGGATGGTATTTAAATTTTGGAGCATCAGAAACTACGAAATTTGCAAATGGAAATGCATTTCAAGGTAAGCTTGGTGTAGTACGATTATATAATAGAGTATTGTCCCAATCGGAAATAAATCAAAACTATGATGCAACAAAAGCATTATACGGATTATAATAAAGAAAGATATTTATAGGATA